TGTTAATGATAGATGAAGAAAGAAGTGTGGGTGGAGGGGTAGTGCCTTATTTTAAGCCAGTTTAACGGAGTAGATAGAGCATCTGACCATTACGACCGCATGAACTATGTGTGCAACGATCAGAAAGGCAGGTGCAAATCCTGTCTTACTCCACCAGTTATGAGAGGTAGAGAAGAAACCTGAGAGACTTCTTCTCACAAAGTCTAGGAGGCTACCTCTTGTATTATTTAAGGACTATTATGGATAGAGATTTAGATGACGAGAGCTATCCTGAGTCTGATTATGAGGAAGAAAGTGATTACAGCGTAAATTTTCAATTTGTGACGCTAACACAGGCTGTTAGTATGTCTCAAATAGCCTTAGACTTACATTTTATGAATAATAACAACTATAGTACTGAGCGAAAGAGAAGAAACGCAATAAAAAAAATCTATAGTTGGTTTTATGAAGAAAATATAACAAGGAAAGAATCTAGATGGAAGCTACATTAATTGAAGCTAAAATAAGGAATATTAGAAAACTTCCGTTAGATAAAGTTGTGAAGATGTGGAACGATTTAGAGAAAATGGGCAGAAAAGCCAATAATCTTGATCGCGTTGTTAAACTTCTTTGTTTAAATGACTTAGCCTATCTATTAATTCGCGTTTGTAGACGAAAAGATTTGGCTCAACCTTGGTTTTACGAAAGAATTAGAGAGGTAGAGGCTAAACCTAATGGTCATCTTGATCTTTGGGCTAGAGAACACGCAAAATCATCTATTATTACCTTTGGTCAGACTATTTCGGATATTTTAAATAACCCTGATGTCACTATAGGCATATTTTCCCATACCAGGCCGATTGCAAAGGCTTTTCTTCGCCAAATCATGCGAGAGTTTCAAGAAAACATTGTTTTGCATAACGCTTTTCCTGATGTCTTATGGGGAAAAAATATAAAAGAAAGCCCAAAGTGGTCAGAAGATGACGGAATTATTGTTAAAAGAAAAGGCAACCCAAAAGAAGCTACAATCGAAGCCTGGGGACTTGTAGATGGTCAGCCTACTAGTAAGCATTATAAAATTCTTATTTATGATGACATTGTGGTTCGAGAGTCTGTAACCACTCCTGAAATGATAGCTAAAACTTTAAATGGTTTAGAACAATCCTATAACCTAGGTGTTACGCCAGGTGGTGTTAGAAGGTTTATTGGTACTCGTTGGCATTTTTCAGATGCTTACGCAACAGTCAAAGAAAGACGTACAGCGATCCCTAGAGAACATCCTGGCAAAAAGGGTGGTACTAATGAAGGCAAGTCTGTACTTTGGTCTGAAGAAGTCCATGAAGAAAAGAGAAGAAGTATGGGTATATATAACTATGCCAGCCAAATCCTTCTTAATCCCAAAGAAGATTCGTTACAAGGCTTTAGCCGAGATTGGATTCAATACTATACAAATGTTTCCGCAGGAAAGCTCAATAAATACATAGTAGTAGATGCAGCTAGTAGCAAGAAAAAAGGCTCTGATTATACAGCCATGTGGGTGATTGGAGTAGGTGGTGATAACAATTATTACGTTTTAGACATGGTTAGGGATAGATTGAATCTCAAAGAACGGGGGGACGCATTATTTACGCTTCACAGAAAGTGGAAACCAAAAGAAGTGCGGTATGAGAAATACGGCTGCATGGCGGATATTGAACACTTCCAAGATAGGATGGAGCAAGAGACGTACAGATTTCGCATTAAAGAGGTCGGAGGACAGACTTCTAAGACAGATAGAATCAAAAGACTGCTCCCGATATTTGAATCAGGAAGAGTGTATTTTCCAAGAACGCTGCACAAGACAAATTGGGACAAAAAGACAGAGGACTTGGTGTCCATATTCGTTGAAACGGAGTTCTTAGCATTTCCTGTTGGCTCACATGATGATATGCTTGACTCGTTAGCGAGAATATGCGAGCCTAATATGGACTTAGTGTTTCCTAAAGAGGAATCACTTTACATTCCTCCCCCAACCCCTTCATTACAAAGGGGAACTGCCTGGATGGGCGGGTAAATAAAAGATCAAATTAGGCTGCGATGATAAAACCAAATATCGAAAAAGATGACGATTCTAGGGGGAATGTCTCTGGAATAGCCGAAGAAACAGCAGAGAGAACAGATAAACAAATATTAGATCAAGCTAAACACCGTTTTCAGATAGTTTCTGATGCTAACGCAGCCGAAAGAGATTTGCAAAAGGATGATGCTAGATTTGCTGATGAAGATCAGTGGGAGCCAGAGATTAGACGGGCAAGAGAAAGTGCAGTAAACGGCGCAAGACCAGTTCTTACTGTTGACAAAATAAATCAGTATATCTCGCAAATCGTAAATGATTTAAGACAAAACAAACCATCAATAAAAGTAAAACCTATAGACGATGATGCTGATGTAGATACTGCACAGGTATTTCAGTCTATTATTCGTAGAATTGAAGACAATTCAAATGCAGACTTAGCTTATTTAATTGCTGGTGAATCAGCGGTTAAGGTTGGTGAAGGCTATTTCATGCTGCGTACAGAATACATAGACGAAATGAGTTTCGATCAAGAAATTAGATTTGAGCCTATCTATGACTATAGTAAAGTCTATTTAGGCGAACACGATATGCCTGATGGCTCAGATGCTAAATATGGGTTCATTATTGAAGATGTTCCTGACGAAGAATTTAAGCGTCAGTACCCTAATGCAAAAGCAGGTAGTTCTACTGAATTTAGCGATGCCGTAAGTTCCCAAGAGGCTTTAATATGGCGAATGGAAAAAACAACTAAAGTCGCTTTATATCACTATATAGACTATAAAGACACAGAGCTTTATGCTTTAGCAGATGGCAGCACAATGCTAAAAGAAGATTATGAAAAATTAGCAGAAAGTGCCGAGCATATAGTTCCACAGGTAATGGATCGCAGACCAACCCGAACTCAATCTATTAAGTGGGTCAAAATGACCGGAGCAGAAATACTTGAAAAAGGAGATTGGCTAGGTAAGCACATACCTATAATTAAAGTGGTTGGCAAGTCTTCTAATGTTAATGGGAAAAAACATTTTAAGGGATTAGTGAGGTTAGCTAAAGACTCATTAAGGGCTTATAACTACTGGTTCTCAGCTTTAACAGAAAAACTAGCATTAGCACCAAAAGCACCTTTTATTGGCGCAGTTGGTCAATTCGATACTGAGCGGGATAAGTGGCAGAAGGCTAATACAGAGAACTACGCTTTTCTGCAATATGATGTAGTAGATGCAAATGGAGCTGCTTTAGGCGCACCACAAAGACAACACGCTGCTCCTATGGAATCAGGGATGATTCAGCATTTACAGTTAATTGAGCATGACATTAAAACATCTCTTGGTATGTTTAAAGCAAACGTAGGAGAGCAATCAGCGCAGCAATCAGGGGCAGCAATTAATAGCTTGCGAACTCAAGGAGAAACTGGCTCATTCCATTTTCCTGATAATGTTGCTATGTCTATACGTTGTGCTGGAAGGCAGTTAATTGATGTGATTCCTAAACTTTATGATACTCAACGTATTGTACGAATCATGGGAGAAGATGGCGGAATAAAGAATGTAGAAATTGATCCTAATCAGCCAGAATCCAGAAAGCTCATTGATGGTATAAATTCTATTTATAATTTGCGTGTAGGAAAATATGATGTAACTGCAATTGCAGGTGCATCTTATGCTACTAAACGTATGGAGCAATCGGAGTTATTACTTCAATTTATGCAAAACAATCCTCAACAGCTACCTATGTTTGGCGATTTGCTTTTCAAGATGCAGGATTATCCGTTGGCTGAAGAAATAGCGAAAAGATTTGAAAAGATGCTGCCACCTGGCATTAAACCCGCACAAGAAGGTGAATTACCACCAGAGATACAGCAGATACTAGAACAAGTGGAGCAAGAGAAAGAGAAATTGGCTGGACAGGCACAAGCTCTAAGTGACGCTGAAAATGAGATAAATCAAGCTAGAATCAAAGTAGGGAAGGCTACTGTTGAGGCTATGGGCAAAGAAGAACGAGTTAGGGTTGAATTAGGAAGAGTTGAGGTTATTAAACAAGAAATAGGCGTAATGAAAAGAGAGTTAGAGTTAAAGAACCCTAATGCAGACGCAGAGGCTAAAATTAAAATTGCTACCATTCAACAAGAGACAGATTATGTTTTAGGGGTACTAAAGGGTGAATTAGAAGAAAAAACACAACAAAACAAAGCCTATCAAAGTGCTATAGATGAAAAAAATGGAAAGAACGCAGAAATAAGGGAGCAAGAAAGAACGGATGCAGTGGCAAAACTAACTGAAATGGTAGCAGAGCTACAGGGCTTGGCATACTCCTCGAAAAAAAAAGAAGAAGAAGAGGAGGAGTAATACTCAACACTTAATGTAATTGATTAAGTATTAACTCAATATAGTTGATTTTGTTAACTATTAATGATATAAGATAAAAACCTACGTGTGGGTTAGCGCACGGGCAAGATTGGAGATTCCAATGAGTGAAGAAGCACAAGAAGCACAAGAAGTACAAGAAACAGAAGAAACTGTTGCGGATACAGAAGAGGCACAATCCGAGTCGGTTGCAGAGCCAGAAGAAACTGAACAGGTAACGGAAGAACCTGAACCAATACCGGAAAAGGTCTACACAAAATCTGAGTTAGATGAAATTATGACTCGGCGTGTTGCCAGAGAAAAAAGAAAGTTGCAGCGGGAGTTTGAGTCTAAAGAACCAAAAGAAGTGCCTGTAAAAAATACAGGGGAGCCTGATTTAGATGATTATGAAGACACTACCGAGTGGATTAAAGATCGGACAGATTGGGCGGTAAAGCAAGAAAGAGAAAAACACATCAAGTCTCAACAAGATGCGGAAGCGGAGAAGCTCAATGCCGCTTACCAAAAGCAGCAGAGTGACGCTGCTATCATTCATGCCGATTATTGGGATGCAATGGAAGTCTTGGAAGATTATGGAGATATACCACCTTACTTAAATGAGGCGGTAGTTACTTCCGACATAGGTGGAGAACTCTCGTATTTCTTGGCTAAGAACCCTGAAGAAGTAGACAGGATAATAGGACTTTCACCAACGGCTGCGGTTAAAGCAATAGCTAGGATAGAAGATAAACTAACAACTTCTCCTAGACGAGAAATATCAAAAGCACCTGCCCCTGCCCCAAAAGTTAATACGGGTGGGAGGGTTGACTCTCTTGAGTATAAAAAAGATATGTCTTTTGAAGACTTTCAAAAACTCAGGAATCGTCAACTAGGCAGGAATTAAAAATATATAGAGGGAGATTTAAAAAATGGCTTATACAGCAACTACGATTGATAGTATCACTAATGAAGTCTTGCGTTTAGCGCATGAAAAGGCTGCATTTATTGGTACAATTAATCGACAATTCGATGACAGTTTTGGTAAAGCAAGCGGTAAGATAGGAGATACTCTCCGCATCCGTGAACCAGCCCGTTACACACGCAGACAAAATAGTCGCGTAATGAATGTGCAGGATTCAGTAGAAACCAGTACTTCTTTAGTAGTAGCAACCCAAGACGGTGTTGATATGTCTTTCAACAGCCGTGAAATGAAATTAGACCTACAAGACTTTTCTAAGCAACATTTAGATAGTGCTGTAGCTTCTATGATTTCAGGCATTGAATCTGATGTTTTACAGGGTTGTACTCAACAGGTTTACAATGTAGCTGGAACTCCTGGCACAGCATTAGCTGATTTAGCTGCTGTTGGAACTGCTAGAGCAAGATTAAATCAAGGGCTTGCGCCTAAAGATGGTAATCGCGCTGTTCAGCTTGATTCTGTTGCAATGGGTGGAATGGTAAACGGCTTAAAAGGTCTTTTCCAAGATGCTACTCAAATTAAAGAACAGTATCGTGAAGGCATGATTGGTCGTACAGGAATGGCTGATTTCTATGAAAATGAGCGTGTAAACATTCATACTAATGGATCAGATGTAACTTGTACCCTTGCAGCAGCAGCAGCGGTTACTGATGGCGGAACTAATGTTACTTTCGCTTCTTTGGCTTCTACTACTACAGCAGGAACAGTATTTACTATTCCAGGTGTATTCCAGTGCCATCCTGAAACTAAAGCAGCAATGGCTCATTTACAACAATTTACAGTTGTAACTGGCTCAACTACAACTCAGGAAGTTTCACCTCCTACATTCTTAACAGGTGGACGGCAAAATATTTGTGCTGCTGATGGATCACAATTAGCTGTTGCATATTTTAATGATACTGGTTTGGTTCCTGCTTTTGTTGGCGCAGCTTCAACAACGTATGCACAAGGCTTGATGTATCATAAAGATGCTTTCACCTTTGCTACTGCTGAACTACCTAAACTAGGTGGCGCACATTCTTGTGTTACAAAGACATTTGATGGATTAAGTGTTCGCGTATGGCAAGACGGTGACATCAGAAATGATGAATTGCTAACTCGTATTGATATGCTGTACGGTTACAAAGCAATTAGACCAGCATGGGCTTGCCGTTTAATCGGTTCTGCATCTGCTTAATTATTAGCCACCCTTCGGGGTGGTTCTTTTACATGAATTGGAGATATTAAAATGGCACAGCCAACAGAGTATGAACAAGGTACATATAACGATAGCGAAGGGGCGCAGATTTGTAATAGCGCATCTAAAAAGGTAGCATTTTATGGTGCAACACCTACGGCTCAACGCTCTTATACAGCAGCAGTCCACTTATCAAGTGAACTAGCAGCTAGTGCTTCATTTGGAGCAACACAACTAGCAGCAGTTAATGAGATTCAAAAAACCCTAGTAGCATTGGGAATTTGGGCAACTGCCTAACTAACATCTACCCCTTCGGGGGTAGTTTTATTTTAAAGACAAATGACAAAAACCAAAAAGAAAGTTGCTTTTTGTGTTCCAACGGTAAAAAAACCATATCAAGTTTGTCTTAACAGTATAAAAGATTCAATACCCTCGATAGAGGAAGCTGGCTGGGATCATGTAATGGTTTCAGAGATAGGCAACCCATATATATCAGCAGCTAGGTCATATATGTTACACAAGGCATTAAAAGCTGATGCTGATGTAATTGTATTTATAGATCACGATTTATCTTGGGATTCCAAGGACTTACTAAAACTTATTGAGACAGAGGGCGAGGTTGTAGCTGGAACTTACAGATTTAAAAGAAAAGATGTGGAGTATATGGGCAGTCCTTTGCCTGGTATAGATAAAAGACCCATAGTTCGAGAAGATGGGTGCGTTTCTGCTTTTTGTATTCCGGCTGGGTTCTTAAAGATAACTCGGAAAGCGGTTAACATATTTATAGAGAAGTATCCTGAATTATGTTACGGAGACAGATGGCAGCCTAAAGTGGATTTATTTAATCATGGTGTTCATAACCATGTATGGTTTGGCGAGGACTACGCTTTTTCTAGGAACTGGCTTGCCACGGGGAATCCAATTTGGATTATACCTGACATAAATATTAATCATCATACTGATACTGAAGAATTTAAAGGTAACTATCATCAGTATTTATTACAACAACCTGGAGGAAGCGAGTCAGACAATCCAGAGCCACCAAGGGAACTTAAATGATATTAATGACGCATCCTAAACATGGTTTTCATCATGCTTATTCACCAGTTGATGTTCAGGAACATTTAGACAATGGCTGGGTGGCTGTTGCTAAAGAGCCTGAAGAAATAAAAAAACCACAAATATCAACCGCTGAATTAAAGAGAAGATACCAAGAGATGTTCCATAAAAAGCCTCATTGGAACTTAAACCGTCATAACCTACAAAAAGCATTAGATAGAGGAGTATAAAATGGCATTGAAAACAATAAGCATAATGCATAGAGAAACAGAAAGGGAAAAACTTAAAGAAGAACTTAAAAAAGAAATTGAGGCGGAGCAAAAGAAGAAGAAATCAAAAGATTCTGAGCCGTATTATCAGTCTTGGATTGATAAATTTAATCACGCAATGGACGCTCAAAAGTTTAAAGGGTCTAGCAAAAAAGGTAGTAAAGCCACAGATGTGGGAAAAGCCTTCGATTATTTAGGATAACAGACAATGGCAACCGCTAATGACATGATCTCACGGGCTTTGCGCTTGATCGGAGTACTAGGACAAGGGCGAAGGACTTTAGACGCAACAGAGGCTTCTGACGGGCTTGACGCATTGAATACCATGATGGACTCATGGTCAATTGACAGGAGTATGATTTTTCAATTACTTACCCAAACTCATACTCTTACGGCAGGAACGGCAGACTATTCGATTGGTACAGGTGGGACTATTAATACCACCAGGCCAGTAAAAATAGATCAGGCATTTATCCGAGACAATGCAAACTATGACTACCCTGTTGAGATAATAAATAAAACTGCTTATGACTCAATAGCATTAAAGTCAACTAGAACAAGGTCAAGGTATCTCTATTATGATGAAATATATCCTCTAGCCTTTATAAGACTTATTTATACCCCTTCTAACTCTACTGATGTATTGCATTTCACTTCATGGAAACAGCTTCAGCAGTTTTCTTTAGGGACAACTGAGTTAGATTTACCTCCTGGTTATCAGAGGGCAATAGAGTTTAACTTAGCTTTAGAGTTGCAGCCAGAGTATCCTGGTTCTTTAATAGACCCTAGAACGGCTCAAATTGCTCAGAAATCTTTAGCTAATATTATACAAATTAATCAAAAAGCACCTGTTCTGAATGTATCTGAAGCTGCGCTTACAAGCACAGGCAGAAGCAGAATGAGCATATTTACAGGATAATCGGAGGAAATTATGGCACACGGAAAAATGAGCGAAAGACAAAAGAAATTTATTAAGAGCAAGAAAGGTCTGGGAGATGGTTCTATGACTGATGCGGAAATGGAGCAATTAATCCGGTCAATGGAGGCTTTTGATGACTCTGGCTCTATTTCAGAGAAAGATAGAAATGAATCCAAATATAAGTCATTTAAAAATAAAATGAGAAAATCTAAATAAATGAGGACTGATTTTTTAGGGGTAGGTATTTTTTCTAAGTCTCCAAATGTAACTGCCCAGACTAGAAAGAATATGTACCTTGATGAACAGCCAGCCGGAGATAAGGTACAGGTATCAGCTTATCCTACGCCAGGGTTAGATTTATTTGTTTCTCTGGGAGATGAGCCTATAAGGTCGATGTATGAGGTAGGAGATAAATTATATATTATCCACTTACAAACATTTTATCAGATAGATAATGGAGGCACTCTTACTAACAAAGGGACGCTACTAACATCTGACGGAAGATGCTCTATCATAGATAATGGCGTTCAAATAATGATAGTCGACGGGCAATATGGATATATATATACCCTTGCAAGCTCTACTCTAGCTAGAATTACAGACGAAGACTTTTCGGCTAGTCCACAAACAGTTACATTTAATAGTGGTTATTTCATTATTACTGAAAATAACTCAGGAAAAATATGGATTTCTTCCCTTTATAACGGAAATGCATGGGATGCATTAGACTTTGCTACTGCTGAATCTAGTCCCGATAATCTAGTTAGAGTGGAAGAGAATAACGGAAATCTAGTTTTATTTGGAGAAGACACTACTGAGTTCTGGGTAAATACCGGAGAGTTAGATTTTCCTTATTCAAGACAGTCTGGAACAAATATGCAGTGGGGATTAGCTTCAAGATATTCTGTTGCTAAGTTTAACAACTCATTGATGTTTTTAGGAAAGAGTAGGCAGGGAGAAGTGAAGGTAGTCTTCTTGAAGGGAGTTACTCCTGTCCCTGTATCTAATAGTGATTTAGAACAAATATTTAATGCAAATCCAGCGCAAAATGCTACTGCTTTTTCTTATATGTTAGACGGGCATAGTATGTACCAAATTTCATTTCCTAACATTGCCAGAACTTTTTTATTTGATGGCACAACTCAAGTATGGTCTGAAATGACTTCAGATTATAGTCGGCACAGGGCTGAAATGATTGAAACATTTATAGGGAAGCAGGTATTAGCTGATTATGCTAATGGTAAATTATATCGGTTTAATAATGAAAACTATACTGACAACGGCTCTCCTATTATAAGAGAGATAACTGGTAGGCATTATGAAAAAGATATGGATTATTTTACTGTTCAGCAATTTATACTAGATTGTGAGATGGGAATGGGTCTTGATTCTGGACAAGGAGATGATCCTCAGATAATGATGCAATACTCTATAGATAATGGACATACTTGGTCTAATGAGTTATTGCGTTCACTAGGTAAGACAGGCGAGTATTCTCAAAGAGCCGAATGGTGGAGACTAGGAAGAGGAAAAGATTTTATATTTAGGGTTAGATGCTCCGATCCAATTAAGTTTGTGGTTACTGGAGCAGGTCTAAAGGTTGCTAGAAAACTTAGAGTTGCGGGGTACTAATGCCAAAACCAGAAAATCTAGGAGAGTTGTATAGAAGACTCTATTCGCACGAGTCTGGGATTTTATCTATGCCCCATACTTGGAAGGAAGGAGGCAACCTAAAGACCGATGTTTCAGATGATAGGCATCAGCCAGTACAAGGAAAGAAGGGTGGTGGATACTATGGTATGGGCAATATAACAACCTCAGACGGTGAGGACATGACTGAATATACCATTGGAATGAATATAATAGGCGAAGATGGGAAGGAGTATGAAATTGATGTTCCTTCAGTAGTTCCAGGGCTTACTTTATCTGAAATAGAAGACCTAAAGAAGTACAAGGTTAGCCCTAGTACTAAAAAGAAAGCCTTTGCTCATGCAAGAAAAAGGAGAAAGGAAGGAAGGTCTGTATTTGCCGAGTTAGGTGAAAAATACGACTTACCTACTAAATAATGGAGCTAACTAAGTTAGACGGAGAACAGGAATTTTTATTTCAAGATGAGATAAGAAACTCTCCTTGGTACGCTGAATTTATACTAAATGAAGGAGGCGCACCTGATTTAGATTACCCTGATTTTGATTATAGAGGGGCATGGCTTGACGGGGAAACCCCTAAAGTTAATAAGAATGATGGCAGACTGCATTGGGGCAGTAAGTGGAAGTCCAAAGACCATGCTACAGCTTGGAAGAATGACTTTATGAATGAATTTGGCTACGACCCTGATGAGAAAGGAATAACAAAAGAAGAATATAAAGCCGGATATGTTGATTTTGGAAAGGTTGCTAAATAATGGAATCTAATGTCAAACAAATAGGCGGAGAGCATTACCTCAAAGCTATACAGCCTTGGGATTTTATTGTAGCTAATGACTTAGGATTCCTTGAAGGAAATATTGTTAAATATATCACTAGATATAAAGAAAAGGGCGGGGTAGTTGATTTACAGAAAGCCAAACACTACCTAGAAAAACTAATCGAACTAGAAGACTGTAAATAATGGCTGTTATTACACCACCACCGCTAGGAGAAGAATTTGATAAGGATGGGGCAGTATCTCAACCTTGGCAATCATGGACTAAATCCGTTTACACAATTGCTAACTCAGTATCTCAGAGTGGAATAACAGCTAATAGACCCGCACAGAAATTTGTTGGACAACAATTCTTTGATACTACATTAGGAGAGCCAGTATTTTCTAATGGAACTGATTGGATAACTATTGGCGGCTCGGGAGGAGGGGATGCAGAAACCTCTGCCCCATTATCTCAATTTGCTGCTACGACATCAGCACAGTTAGCTGGAGTAATATCAAATGAAACAGGTAGCGGATTGCTTGTGTTTAATGACAGCCCTACTCTTGTTACACCAGCTCTTGGCACTCCATCCGCTTTAGTAGGAACTAATATATCGGGAACTGCAAGCTCATTTACTGCGAGCAATGTAACAACCAATGCTAATCTAACGGGGCATATTACCAGTACGGGAAATGCAGCGGTGCTAGGTAGTTTTACTTCAGCCCAACTTAAAGCTGCATTAACTAACGAAACAGGATCAGGTGCTGCCGTCTTTGCAGAAAGTCCTGCCTTAGTAACCCCGGCTCTAGGCACTCCCGCTAGTGGCAATCTAGCTAATTGTACATTTCCAACACTTAACCAAGATACTACTGGTCAAGCAGCAGACCTTACGGGCGGATTAGGTGGTCAAATACCTTATCAGTCAGCAGCTAATACTACAGCCTTTTTAGCTAACGGTAGTTCAGGACAAGTTCTAACAAGCGGAGGAACAACAGCAGCCCCTACATGGACAACTAATGCTGCAGGTGATGCTTTAACATCTAATCCTTTATCCCAGTTTGCAGCAACGACATCTTTACAACTTAAAGGTGTGCTTTCTGATGAAACTGGTAGTGGAGCAGCAGTATTTGCAACCTCTCCGACTCTGGTTACTCCGGCATTAGGAACACCTGCTAGTGGTAATTTAGCTAACTGTACCTTCCCGACTCTCAATCAATCCACATCAGGTAATGCCGCCACTGTTACTACCAATGCTAACTTAACTGGTCACGTAACCAGTGTAGGTAATGCAGCAGTATTAGGAAGTTTTACTTCAGCACAATTAGCAACCGCGCTTACCAACGAAACAGGTAGCGGAAGTGCCGTGTTCGCAACATCCCCAACATTTGTTACACCAGTATTAGGAACTCCAGCATCTGGAGTAGCTACTAATTTAACTGGAACAGCAGCTTCATTAACAGCAGGTAATGTAACTACTAACGCAAATCTTACAGGACATATAACTAGCACAGGCAACGCAGCAGTACTTGGTTCATTCACATCTGCTCAATTGGCTACGGCGTTGACCAACGAAACAGGTTCAGGATTGGCTGTGTTTGGAACCTCTCCTACGCTGATAACTCCTGTTCTCGGTACTCCAGCATCAGGTACGCTTACTAACTGTACATTTCCAACGCTTAATCAGAATACTACTGGTCAAGCTGCTGATCTTACTGGAGGTTTAGGAGCGCAGATTCCATACCAATCTGCTGCTAATACTACAGCCTTCTTAGCCAACGGCTCTGACGGGCAGGTACTAACAAGTTCTGGTGGAACAGCCGCCCCAGCGTGGGAAACTTTACCCGGCGGTGGTGATGCAGAAACAGCCAACCCGTTATCTCAATTCGCGGCTACAACCTCGGCACAGCTTGCAGGAGTAATTTCTAACGAAACTGGATCAGGTGTTTTAGTTTTTAATACATCTCCTACATTAGTAACGCCAGCATTGGGAGCAGCTACGGCAACCACATTAGCGGTTAGTGGATTTGTTGGTACAGCAGCAACCGCTGCGATTAAGATACCTGTTGGAACTACTGGACAGCGACCAACACCAGCTACAGGTATGCTACGGTTCAATTCAACCACTACATCCTTTGAGGGTTACAATGGTTCAGCTTGGGCTACTATAACCAGTGAATTGCCATTTACCGCCACTGGTGGAACTATCACGACAGATGGATTGTATACTGTCCATACGTTCACGTCGTCGGGAACTTTCACAGCAAGTAGAGCTGGTGAGGTTGAATACTTAGTAGTTGCTGGTGGCGGTGGAACTGGTAGAAAAACATATTATGGCGGTGGCGGAGGAGCTGGAGGCTATCGAACTGCAACAGGATTTGCGGTAGCTGCAACTGGACTTACAGTTACTATCGGTGCTGGTGGTGCAGCAGCAGCATCTTCTGGTGTGGGTTCAGATGGTTCTGATTCTGTATTTAGCACAATCACTGCTGTTGGTGGTGGTGGTGGAGGAACTCAAGATACCAATGGGCGAGCTGGTGGATCAGGTGGTGGCGGCGGCGGTAATGATGCGAACAATGCTGGTGGTGCTGCGGAGTCTGGACAAGGTAATGCAGGTGGGGCTAGTGGTTCTGGAAGCGCACGATCTGGTGCAGGTGGTGGGGGTGCAGGATCAGCCGGGTCAACAGGCGGCGGAACTTCTAATGGTACTGGCGGTACTGGCGGTGCTGGTTTGCAATCTTCAATTAATGGAACTGCTACTTATTACTCTGCTGGCGGTGGGGGAGTGCAAGGTGCTTATTCCCCAGTTATGGGTTCAAACGGAACAGGCTGGGCAAATGCAGCTAACCGAGGACACGGTGGCGGAGCTACTACTGAACAAGATGGTAGTTCAGGAATCGTAATAATTAGATACTTAACATAGGAACAATAGATTGGCACATTTTGCAAAATTAAATAACAACATAGTTACAGAAGTAATAGTAGCTGAAAAGGATTTCATTAACTCAGGACAAGTGGGCGATGAGTTCCTATGGGTACAGACTTCATACAACGCCAACTTTCGCAAGAACTATGCAGGACTTGGTTATACTTATGACAAAATAAGGGATGCTTTTATTCCACCCAAGCCGTTTCCTAGCTGGGTATTAGATGAAGAGACTTGCAATTGGAACTCACCTGTTCCAATGCCTATGGATGGTAAAATGTATACATGGAACGAAGAGACAACGAACTGGGTAGAGGTAACGCAATAATGCAAGTAGACTTAGACTTAGAGTATAGAGAATTTGTATACGATAAGATTAAAGATGAAGTAGATTTTACTTTTGAAAAGTGGTCTAAAGAGACAGCAGATTGGACATTTCACCCAATAGTCCAAGAAGGTAGTTTAGTTGCTGTTGTTACAGTGGTCAACAACGAAGTTCATGTAGCTATCGACCAAGAATACAAAGGCAGATGGCTTACCAAGGGGACTATACATAAGATACTTGGGGACATACTAGAAAAGTACGGCTCAGTTATAACTTGTGTAGGAATAGACAACGAAGTAGGAAAGAGATTTGTAACAAGATTGGGATTTGAGCCAGAAACTACTGGTTACGAATTAACAAAACTAAATTACTAGAAATAGATCGGAGGATTAAAATGGGTTCAGCAGTTTCATTGGGAACAACGGTTGGCGGAAACGTCATGGGGAAAAAGTCTGCTAATAATTCCAGGAGACGTCTAGAAGAAGGCTACAACAGGGCTAGAGACTTAACTAACGAAGGTTTTGGTGATGCAGAAGGGGTTATGGACTCCAGTTATTCAACCGCTATTGACCGCCTAAATCCTTATGCTGATCTCGGTGAAGGGGCTTTAGGAAAACTAGCTTATGGATTAGGATTCGATGTTCCTGATATGGAAGGCAAAGGTGTTGATAAAGGCAGTCTTCTTGAAAGTTTTTCCGCAGAAAAGTTTAAAACTGATCCTGGTTATGAATTTGCTAGAAGCGAAGGAAATAGGGCAATAGAGCGAGGAGCTTCATCCAGAGGGCAACTTCTATCTGGAGCAACTTTAAAAGCCTTAAATAAGTTCAATACTGGTCTCGCTAATCAACAGTATGGCGATGCTTATGAGCGTTACAATAAAGACAGACAAATGAACCTAAATTCTTTGTCAGCTATGGGGGCGCAAGGGCAGACAGCAGCAAGAGCGCAAGGTGGATTTGATGAGGCTTATGGACTAAACAAGTCTAGTCTAATTACTGACAAGTTTGATAAGTTGTCTGGGCTTGAGTTAGGCAGAGCTGGAGCAAAAGCGCAATCAGCTCTAGCAAAAGGTAGATATGCTCAAAACTCTATGGGAGCGATAGGAAATGAATTTGATGATACCATGGGAGATTTAGCTTCTACGGTTGGATTGATGGCAGCCTTTTCCGACAGAAAACTTAAATCAAATATTAAGCGTATCGGTACACATCCATTAGGAATAGGTATTTATAAGTATTTAATTTTTGGTGACGAAGCTATAGGTGTAATGTCTGATGAGGTTAGGAAAGTAATGCCAGAAGCCGTATCTGTCCATAAAGAATCTGGATATGACATGGTTGATTACGGAATGATTGGAGGAGTGTAATGGCTATTCAAATATATGATATGGGTGTAGATTTTACCAAAGGAGAGCGCACCCATGAGTCAATCTCTGATTTTCGTCATAAAAAAGCTCAAGCCAATCAAGCTAATGCTACTGCTGATAAGTATAGGGCAGATGTGGCTGCTGCTAAAGCTGCTGCTGCTAAAGCTGCTTCCTTACAAGCAAAAAGAGGAGAGCTTCTTAGATTATCAGGAGAGCTTAAAGATGAAAATGGAAACCCAGCGTCAGAGTTAGAAAAACTAATTCACTTTAGAGGTTCTCTCGCTGGGATAGGAGATACAGAAGCGTATGCCGAGGCAAGCAAATCTATTCTTGAGCATAGAACAGGAATAGCAAATAAGCAAAAAGCTGACGAAGAAAAAACCGAAGCCTTACAAAAGAGATATTCACCCAAATTCGCCGACTTAGAGCGAGATCCTTCTAATGAAAATATTGAGAGACATATGGAAGACCTTACCGTTACCGATCCTGCGGCGGCTCAAAGACTTCGGGAGATGTATGAAGCTAATCCTGATATGCCACTAGAGGAGAGGAGTAAAAGATTTGGCGAGATGGTTCATAAAGAATACAGGGAATTAAAACATAAACAGAACAAGAAGATTAGTATAGATACAAACGGGTCAATCGTAAGAGTGCCTGAAAATCAGGAGGGAATTTTCCCCAAAACTTTATCCGCTAAAGATCAACACGATATAGACAATCCGAAACCTAGTGCATTTCACTACATAACGAACGAGCAGGGCGATGTTACTGTTCTGCAAGGTGAAAATGTAGTTAGGACAATAAAGGGTGCGGGCAAACCATCTGCAACTCACGAAAAATCTATAAAGTCTGTTGAAGATATGGAACGCAAACTGGATGAGTTAATTCCTGAACTGGAACGTATTACGGCAGATGGTGGCTTAATTGACAAGTCGACTGGGAGCGGACTGGGTCATCTATATGACCTAGCTGCCTCTCTTATTGGTCATGCTACTGAAGGTGCTATTGCGATAGGTAGATTGCAACCAATATGGGATATGGCATTAAAAATGATCCCGCGATTTGAAGGACCACAATCTAACAAAGACGTAAAAACATACAGGGAGGCTGCCGCAGACTTAGCCAATCCACTGACTCCGAACGATAGGAGAAAGGAGGCAGGTAAGGAGCTGTTACGCCTACTCAAAGAGCGGCGCGGGCAATTTACTACAATAGAGGTAGAGGCTTCCGGTGGACGAAGGAATCCAGTCCGCGAGCTACAAGATAAGCGGAAAGGTGGAATCTACACTCCGTCTGGGGCTGCGGAAGCATTAAAACGAAGGAATAGCTAATGGATTACTCTAAATTCTCAGATGCTGATTTAGATGCCTTGTCAAAAGAGGACTATGACTCAATGTCAACAGAAGGATTGCAGATAGTTGTAGCTGCCGAAGAAAATAAGGCTTTTGAGGCAAAATCTCAAGAAGAACAAACACCTTCAGGAGAATGGGATAGCTCTCAAGGTGCTTCAGCTAGTTGGGGTGATCCAGAACAAGAATGGGAAACCAATCAGAGAAAGGGTGCAGGTTGGGGAACTAGGGCAATGAGCGAGGTTAAGGAAACTGCCGCAGGAGTTGCTGACTATCCCTTGGCTGCTGCTAGAATGGCGGGTGAAGCATCAGATGAAGTGTTTGGAACTGATATTGCTCAATATCCAGAGGCGGCTCAAGAATATGTTGACGAAGGTGTTAGAGAAGCAAGAACAAAGGCGGGGAAAGACCCTGATGAAACTAGCGGTTACAGAGAATCTGCAAAGTTCGTTATGTCATTAACTCCGTTAGGTAGATTAATGCGAATAAAGGGCGCGATAACAGGAGTTACAGCAGCAGCGGGTTATGCTGGAACGGTTGGAGCTTTAAATTACAAACCAGCCGAAGGTGAGAATTATAACTTCGGTCAGGTGGCAGAAAGATTTGGAGAGGATGCTTTAATTGGTGGAGCTTTTGGAGTTGCCGCTCCTTTGATTGGTGCTGGAGTTAAAGCTGGGAGTTCTGTTTACCAAGGCGGCAAAAGAATTATTACTGGGGCAAGTAATCCGGGAATGACTCTTAATAAAGCAGCAGGTAAAGACAAGCAGCAGATAATTGACGAATTAAGAACAACGGAAAGTAAGGTTCCTGGTACTAAGTTAACTCCTGCGGAAGCAACTACAGCAGCTCGTAGTCCTGAATTTGCTGCGTTAGAAAAATCTGTGATAAGCAAACGAGATCCTAAAGACTTCGTAGTTCTAGCAGAAAAACAAGAAGAAGCTGCCAGAGATGTATTAAAAGGTATAAAAGAAACTGGCGGCGGGAAAGAAGCGGCTATGAAGGCAAGAAAGAAAGCGGCAGAGCCTCATTACGCAGCAGCAGCTAATGACACTACAACCATTGTAAATACAACTCCAGTTGTTAGAGAACTAAAAGCATTAATAGCTGTAAATTCTAAAAATAAAGAAGTAGCAGAACCATTGCGTCAGATATTAAAGGAAGTTAAAAGTTCAAAGAATAGGTTAGGTAGAGAGACAAATTTAACCGTTCAAAAGATGAAGTCAATGTCAGAAGGAATAAGATCGAAAATAAAAGAAAAGGTTGATGGAGTTCCAAAGTATGACCAAGTTACGTTAATGAAGGTTAAAAAACTACTAGACAAACAAATTGAGGCTAAATCACCATCTTACAGAAAAGCAAGGAGAATATTTAAAGAGAAATCAGTTGCAGTTAATCAAGCAGCGTTAGGTGATGACCTTCTTAAAGCGTATAACTCTCCTTTAGAGGGCGGAAAGTCAAGAAAGACTATATTTGCTGGTGTTATTAATAAATACAAAACAACATTAAATCCTAAGACAAAGAAGCCGATGCTTAGTTCGCTAGATAAGAAACAGGAAGAAGGTCTTGCTGGCGTAATGGATTTATTAAGCAGACAGGTAAAGGCGGCTGAATTAGCTAAAGCTGGAACAGCAAGCGTTAAAACAAGAACACAGCCGTTCCAAGTTCCTTCTACTGGTATTTTTTCTCCAATACTTTCATTTGCGAGGGGTACTTTTAATAGAGCAGTTGGCGGAGCTAGTGAGAAGGGTCTGCAACGTCTAGGAGAGATAATGGCGAAGGCTGATAATAAAACAATAGCTGATTTAATGGAGAACGCTAGTCCTGCTCAAATTGAAGAGATGGCTGCATTTTTAAGAACCAGCTTAAAACCTATACTACAATCTTATGGGGCAGCAGTCGGAGTTTCGGCAAAAGAGCTTGCCCTAAATACACCAGAGGATAAATAATGACAGTATTTATAGCACCATCACCAAGACAGCAGTTTTTTGATTCCAATGGCGATCCGCTGGTAGGTGGAAAGCTATTTACTTATAAAGCAGGTACTACTACTAAGGTTGCTACTTATACCACTTCAGTAGGAGATACAGCTAACTCTAATCCTATTATATTAAATGCTTCTGGCAGAACTCCCTATGGAGTATGGTTAACAGACGGACAGTCTTATAAGTTTACTCTTGCTCCGGCTACGGACAATGATCCGCCTAGCAGCGCAATCTTTGTTTCGGATAATGTGGACGGTGTAAATGATTTTGAAGCAGCAGGAGCTTCTCAATGGATAGCTTCTGGTTTTGACCCAACTTTTATCTCCACTACACAATTCTCTGTAACAGGAAATAGAACAGCTACGCTACATGTAGGCAGAAGGTTAGAGCTAACCGTATCAGCAGGAAAGGTCTACGGATACATATCTGCTTCTACTTTTAGTTCTGTAACTACTGTTACATTAGTTATGGATGCGGGAGATGCTTTAGACTCTGGACTGACCGAGTTTAATTACGGCATATTATCCGCTACAAGCCCTTCAATACCTGGGTTAGCTGATGCTGACTGGCAAAACCTTGGGATAGCAACGCTTGGTGCGGATAACACGTTTGGTGCAGACAACACGCATACCGGAAAGATTATCATGTCCGGCAAAGCTATTGATGAAGCTGTTCATAGCGAAGCTGCTCATGCGACCACTTCGGATATATGGGCGGGTGGCAATACTTGCTTATTAACGGGAGGTGTTGTTACCTTCACGGATATTGCAGATGCGCCACAAGCCGGAGCAGTTCGATTTGTGGTCGCTAATGCCGCTCATATCATAACTGACGGGTCGAATTTGGAGGTTGATGGGAATCAAAATTATACTTGCGCGGCAGGAGACTTGCTACGTTTTGAAGCTAAAACAACTTCCACTTTCCGTGTAAGTGTTATGTCTCACGGAGACTCCGCTATTGTGGGTAAAATAATACAGGTAGTTAATACTCAAACTGGCGCATCAGCTACTGGCACAACTGCAATTCCTTACGATGACACTATTCCTCAAAAGACTGAGGGTGATGAGTATATGACTCTAGCCATTACACCAACCAAGTCTACCAGTAAATTAAGAATAGATGTTGTCGTTTACGGAGCGCAAGCTGCTAATGATAGATTAGGAACTGCTTTATTTCAAGATACTACTGCGGATGCTATAGCGGCAACCGCCACTCTTGTGGATACTAATTGGGATTCTGTTTCTACCTGTAGGCATACAATGACTTCAGCAACAACTTCCGAGACCACTTTTAAGGTTAGGTGTGGCTCGCAAACAGGAGGCACGTTTACCTTTAATGGCTCTGGCTCTGTTAGAAAACTAGGCGGTGTTGGAGCCTCCTCAATCACAATTACGGAGTATGTAGCATGAATATAACTCAATCAATATTGCATTTAATCCCAGACGCAAAGTTCATGTGCTGGGAGAATGATTATAATCGCATTACATGGAATGATTCTAATACAAAATCTAAACCATCATTGGTCGAGCTAGAGGCTGCATGGGTTGCTGTCGAAGCAAATGAAAAAGCCATGGCATACAAAGAGCAACGGGTAGCGGCTTATCCTCCTATGACTGATTATCTTGACGGAATTGTAAAAGCTGATAACGTACAAGTTCAAAAGTACATTGATGATTGCTTGGCAGTAAAGGCAAAGTATCCCAAGGGTGCGTAAACAAAGATTATTAACTCCCTTTCATACTACCTTGCCAAAGGATTTAGACCCAACGTTAAGGATAGTTACTATGCCGACAGATACCAACCATAGCGGCGATGTATTTGGTGGTTGGATAATGTCTCAGGTTGATATAGCTGGCAGTCTCTTGGCAATTCGGCGTACCGGAGGCAGAGTAGTTACAGTTGCCGTAGATAATTTCGTATTTAGACACCCCGTCTTTGTTGGTGACGTTGTTAGCTTCTATACCAAGATTACTAAAATAGGGCGAACTTCAATTACTATAGATGTCTCCGTGTATGCACAGCGAGGAGCGCGAGAAGGACATGAAGAAATCTGTATTAAAGTAACTGAAGCGATGTTGACTTATGTGGCAGTAGATGACAAAGGAAAACCGGAGGCTATAAATGAGTAAAGAGCTAATAGATCAGTCAGCGCACTTCGCAAGTAATATGTTATTTACGATATTGGTATTTGTACCAGTTCTAAACTGTCTGGTAGTTTTACTTTGGGCTTACACTAGGGAATACTACCAACATAAAGATGAGTCAAAATCCTTCTGGGGAAACATTCCAGACTTTAATAGAGACTTATTTTGGAGTTCAATTGGAATTGTTGTAGGATTGCTCATAAGTGGGGCTGTATGGGCGTTTCTACTGATTGGGTTAAGGGGCTAGTGACCAATTTAGCTTAAAAGCTCTTAGAGAGCGATATAGACCCCTTGCTGTCGATTTTGGCACATATTGGGACATAAATCATTAAATAACTTATAAAAGGGGTGCATATGGAGATGGATTTGTTTATATTGATAGGAAGTCAGGTTTTGGTCGCTGCTGCCGTGTTTGGCGGAATCCGTGCTGACCTGAGAAATATGCACGAAAAGATAAAAAACATAGATGGGGATGTTACAAACGCTCACAATAGAATAGATGGTATACTTCTAAACAAGAAATCATAAGGAGTTAAATTATGTGGCAAAAAGTTAAGAACTTTATAAGCGAAAGGTTGTCGGAAGCATCAACTTTAAGAGCGATCACTTTGCTTACTGGTTTGGCAGGGTGGACTCTATCGCCAGAACATGGTGAGATGATCGCAACTCTAGTTGTCTTTGGTTTGGGTTTATTTGGTATCATGCCAGATAAGAAAAAAACAGAAGGTGAAATTCTTGTAGAAGCTGAAGCGGTAAAAAAAGCAAAACTAGCTGAAGCTAAAGAATATGTGAGGATCGCAGAAGAAGAGGAGTGACTCAAAATGGAGTTCAAACTTCAAAGAGTTTATGTCGGAGAGGAAGGGGCTTTTGGAGTCTTGTCAAAAAATGATGAGCCTCCCTTCGCTGTCACGCTGGAAAGAACCTTCAAGCCGTCAAATGAAGTGGTAGTTCCATACGGCACACATAAGTGTATCAGAACGATGTTTAATAAGGGTGGGTATCCAACCTATGAGATACTGCTGCCAGAGACTCAACACACTCTAGTAAAATTTCACAAAGGTAATTTAGAGGAACACTCTTTAGGGTGTGTACTAATAGGCGAATCCTTCCATCAGTTCGGTGATATAGCTGGTATTGGCAATAGTAAAGGTGGCTTCAACGAGTTTATGGAACACACCTGCTCGGCTGAAGAGCTTATGTTGCTAGTGTGCTAATGGTTCAAGCTGCTATCGTACTGGTTGTTGCTTCCCTATTAACTGGCGCAGGTTTTATAACTGGCAAGAAGTGGGAGCGTTCCGTTTGGCAGCCTGTATATGGGCATTTAGCATCGCAACTGACTAAACTTCAATCAGACTTAAATATTAAGACAGCGGAATCTTTAGGTGCTTCTTCTACTAGGCTTGCAGAGATAACTGTATACGGGAAAGTTTCGGAGGTTAAAAATGAATTTGCACAAAAAGAGATTGACCGCAGGGTTGATGCTTACCTTAACAATCTCTCAGATAACGGGCTGCTCCTTTCTTCCAAAGAAAGAGATTCAGGTAAAAACATTAGCTCCAATCCTTTGTCCAGTTCCGCCAGAAAGTCTTACAAGCGAAGTGGGCAAGATGGACTCTTTATCGGTCTGGACAGACTTGAAAGAGGAGTTATCGAAAGATTAGTTAGAAGTAGGGACAAGGCTTTGGCCAGGAATCTTCAGTGCAAAGAATATCTCGATGAGCTAGAGATTAAGATGAAGACTCTGCGCGATTAATTGATTGATGGTCTATAAAAAGACTATACTCGTAGTTGGAAAAACTAACCTTGTATATAGTATCCCCGCCATTTGGAAATGTTCCTGTAACCGTCCCTTCTCCGTAAATTGAATGTTCAACATTAGAGCCAATCTCAATCATTTTTTTCACGCAATTCCCTTTTTTTCTTTAAAGTAGCCGTCATCCTGTCTCTACGAAGTTGATTGGCATTACTAAGCTCTAGTCGTTGTTCGGCTAATTTGGCAGATTCTTCAATCAGCACTTTTAAAAGTTCAGCACAAGTTGGATAAGCAGGAACTTCCCAATAGTTACAGGTCGTAAACTTTATCTTTGATTTTCCTGTATCAGTATAAGGGGTGCGGTTGTATTTATAAGTTGTTTTCATTTCATACTCCTAGTTTGCGCTCTAATTTCTTATCTCTGTCCGGCAAGCCATGCCAAGCAATACAACCATGCTTGTGTCCGTTCCAGTCGCCTAAAATTGCAATCTTACCCTGAGTCAGCAGCAACATTTTCTTACTGGCATTTTCTGGTGGTCTATCGTAAATCCAGTAGTTGCCTGTTTCTACAGATGCGTCTGGATTGCTCATCTCTAATCCTCTTTAATTACCCAATTAGCCCCGCAAACATCCTTGTCTGCTGGTTCAAGTCTACTGACTTCCTCATTTAAACGTATTATCTTATCCCACAATCCTTTAACCACTGTACAGTGATCGGTATAACGCACCCAATCGCCCGAAATATGTTCGGACACATTAGTCTCATCATAATATCCATCATCATTGTAAACTGCATATCTTTTTTTCATTTTTTTCCACCTTTGATTAACGTAAGTTTTGGCTTGATATGTTCTTCTATTGAGCCTTCAAAAAAAAGAATAACTGACATAGCTTCTTCAACAGAAATATCTAGTTCCGGCAATTGAAGCAGGTTTTTAGCTCGCTTTACTATCTCTTTATCGGTCATAGAAGAACCAGTAATATAAACAGTATAATTACCAATAAAGTCCACGGGAATTTGTTGTCTGTTTCATTTTGGTGATAGTGAACACCAGTAGCATCCCGATAAGTCCGGCTGAATTTAGCTGATTTTAATCTTTTAATCTCATTTTCATTTATATTCATTAGATGTCCTTTTTAAATTTTAAGCTCCCACTGTGGGAGTTATGCGCTTCCAACAGTGAGAGTAGCTCTTTGTTTTAGAACGGTACGTCATCCTTCATGGTTGAAAACCCCCCGCCCCTTGCTGGCTCTTTTTGCGGAGATTTCGGATTATACTCTTCCTTCAATTTGAATTTTAAAGCTTGATAAGGAATTCCACTGGCTGCGACATTATCCCACGCAGATACCCAATAAGGTTTCCCATCAACGATAAATGTACCTCTTTTATCCGGCTGACTATCCGTCTCTTTCTTATCGTTTGGAAATAATGAACCTGTATTATCCTTCATTTCAAATGCCATGTTAACTTCTCCTTTGGTTTTAAAAATACTACTTTGAACTTTGATTTTTTTCGTCTTGTAACTTTTTAATTTTGTTCCGACAAGCAGAATCATCTTTTAAATTTTTCCAGATCAAAACTTTACACTCATTGCTAATTGACCTGTCATCGCAAAATAACTTCCGCGCCGATTCATGATCTCCCACAATATAGCGTTTTCTTATTTCGTCGGCTAACTCTTTCGCTCTGACAATTTCACCTGGAGTACACTCATCTTCTGCCCCGTCTGTTGGTACGATAGCGCGTTTGCCACGCTTCTTAGGATCGGCAGCAGCGTTAGCATCGTCATCTAATTCTGACAAACATCCTGTCAAACTAGCCAAATTATACCTGCGTAAATAAGTAATTCCAGAGCCAGCCCCATGCGGATCTTTTTTAGCTAATGGGATAGATGACTTACAACTAATCCATTCGCCTGACTCATGTATAAGCACAGTCTCTAATGACTGAGTGCCGTCCACATACTCACCAACTAACTGCGTAACAGCCAGTCCGTTGTTATGCAATGGTTCGGCAACCGCTTCCCATACGCTGTTTAAATCAGCGTACTTACTTTTAAAGAATGGGTTATCCGATGACTTGGATGCTGCCCCCATCTCACTTTGCATCTTAACTAATGCTTTGCTTAGTTTTACTATTGATTCTGACTTTTCCATAATCTACTTCTCCTTTAATTAATAACTTCAAATACCTTTTTGTAATCCGCTTCCACCCTCATCCTCTCTTCTTTTTTTAGCTGATTTTCTTTTTTAGTTCGTATCTCTTGAGCAGCTCTTAATTTTTGAGCTTCTTTAGGCGATAATCCTAAGTTGTTTTCATCTTCTTTTTTTGCTGCCTGTGCCTTCACAAATTCATCATGGCATTGATTCCAGAAATCCCTGACAAATTTCTGATATTCCGCTGTAAAAGTATAATCTAATAACTGCTTTGCTGTTTTTGGCTGCGTGAAATTCTCGTATGCTTTCGCCAGCTCCTTGTCGGCAGGTGTTGGGTTTTTTCTACTCTTGAGATATTTTTGAATGTCATCCATCTTTAGACCCCCTTATCATTTTTAACAGGTCGGCTTCCATAACCTCTGCCCACTCATGCCCCTCATCATCCAACTGCTTTTGAAAGTCGGGATCAGCATCCAGTAAAGCAGCATCGGATGTTAGTCCCTGTTTAGCATCTTCATACCTATCTTCTTCCTGACTTTCTTGCCAAGCCTCTTTACTCATCTTCGCTCTCCTTATCTTCGTTAATTAAGCCTTGCTGTTGGTCTTCCCAATCGGAGTACTCCAGTATATAGGCATCGGCAAATGCTGTAAACTCTGGAGTTCCCCATTCGTAAGGGTTTTCAATGTGAAAGCCCGTTGATTCTTTTTGTTCATAGAAGTGATCTCTTCCCATCAACCCTGCTATTCTTACGCTAGTATTTGACATAAAAAGTTTCTCCTTTTTTGACAATGTTAGTGGATATTAAGGGATAGCTTACATGGTGTCAAGCAAATCAATATAAATATATGTTGGCTCTTTATTCCAACGCAACTTGACCTTGCTATTCATGCGGTGTTAATCTGCATACTTCACTAACTATTTGGAGGTTAAAAATGAATCTGCGAAAAAAATCAGAGGTTTTAAAACATTTTAAAAATAACAGGCAAATATCTCTCGCCTTGAATATTAGCGCACAAGCGGTTGGGGAGTGGAAGGAAGTGATTCCAGAATTGCGCTCTTATCAACTCGCTGAAATCTTAAAGAAACGTGAGTCTGACAAAACAAAATTAAAGTTGGCCAGGAAATTAATAGATCATATCGAAACGGAAAATATGGGAGACTAATATGCCAAACCGATTGCTCAAGTCGGGAATTTGCACTTCGGATACGATTAACCTGCTGACTAGCAATAGCGAGGTCTTTTTCTACAGGCTATTAACGGTAGTTGATGATTTGGGAAATATGGACGCTCGGATACCAATTTTAAAGGCAACTTGCTTCCCATTAAAAGACAACATTACTGTTAAACAGATAAGCTCGTGGCTCTCTGAGTTAGAGTCGGCAAAACTGATAATCAGATACGAATCTGAAGATAAAAAGCAGTATTTATCAATACTCAAGTGGGATCAACGAGTTAGATCGCATGGCAAGTATCCGCTGCCATCTGACAGCAACTTGCTGACAAGTGACAGCAATCCGCCGCTTGGGGTTGGGGTTGGGGTTGGGGTTGGGTTAGGGAAAGGGAAAAACACTACGCCGTTGGCGTTGTTGAGTGAGTACTCTGTTTCTAACCAAACCAGTTCTGACTGGGTGTCGTTACGCAACAAATTAAAAGCTCCCGTCACCAAGACTGTGCTTGAGATAATTAAACGAGAATCGGACAAGGCTAATATATCAGTTGAAGACGCTTTAAAGTTATGTATTGAAAATTCGTGGAGAGGGTTCAAGGCTGAATGGCTTTTAAAATCGATTTCAGGGGGTAGCTGCCCACAAATAAACCGACACAGCATAGTTACCCCTTCCGGCAAAAAGATAAGGGACTGGAGAGCGTCTGAAGAGGGTCAGGATGCAATGGCTGTTAAAATGTCCTTGCCAGCGAGGCCAGGTGAAGATTATTTCCAACACAAACAAAGATTATTCGCTAAAATTAAAGAGGTTAATAATGGTTGATGATGACGAGGGTAGACCTTGGGAGCGGTGTAGTAATTCTAGCTGTAGAAATAGGGCGATAATTAGTAAATCGTTTGACAAAAATCCGCCAAAAAATTACTGTGTTGGGTGCTATGATTTAGAAGGGTTAAATGCTGCGTTAAAATGGAATTACGCACAGACTCCACCGCTAGATACGGTTGAAAAGAGAAAGCAATATATTAGCAAAGGTTTTAAGTTAAAAAGGATTTAGATGTCTGAAGCATTAATAGTGGGGTATCCTGAAACTCTGGCTCAAATGAAAATTCGATACCGAGAAAATCGAAAATTAATCGAAGCGGGGAGAGTAAAGGAAGTCAAGCCATGCCCAACTTATTCATATACAGCGTGCAAAGGGGGTTATTTCCATGAGTGGAAAATCAAGTAGAGGTAAGGGACAAAGGGGTGAAAGAGAAGTCTGTAAAATGCTCCGAGAAGAGTTAGGATTAGAATCTTTATCTAGAAATTTATCGCAAACACGCAACGGTGGCTGCGACATAGCCGAATTAGAGGGTTGGAGTATCGAAGTTAAATATCAAGAGACTTTGCATATTCCGGCATGGTGGCAGCAATGTCTGGATCAATGCGAAAATACTAAACCGCTATTAATTTACAGGAAATCACGCCAACCTTGGAAATGTATCATGTTATTATCGGACGTTACTGATGGAAATTACAAAGGAAGCGATACGGTAGAGATGGGCTTTTTAACCGCCTGTACAATTATCCGTGAACACATAGCAATAGATATTGCAAACGCTCACAATAGAATAGATAACATACTTTTAAATAAATAAAAAAACCGCCAGATCAAAAAAAGTGGCGGTTTAATTCTTACTCGTCATTTAAACGCTCTATGATGCGCCTAGACAGCAAGTAAAGTGCAACGGGTATACCAACCCCTGCTAAAATAATTAAATAATCGTATAAACTCATTCTGCCCCCTTTAAACTTTTCATAATTTGTCTGCCGATTTCAGGATGCACCGCGTTTCTCAATACTTGGGCTGGGCAATGGTTGCCTTCATAATAAATGCTTCCCTCGTAAGCGATTCCAAGCCATTCCTTGAGGGCTTCCGCGCCCCTTAAAGTTGTTTGATTAATAAATCCTTTTGGACTCGGTACATCTTCGGCTTGAAATTCAAAATTAGACCAGAACAAATGTCTGCCCACTTTTTTTGAAGGTGCGATTAACGGCTTATAATAAGGCACAACATTTTCCACAATCCACTTGCCCTTAAAATCAGCTTGTAACAGTAAAATTTCCTCGTATAGTTTTAAATCAATAAATCTTGGTTTCCGATTTTTGCCTGATCGGATCATTCTACTATGGGACTGACAAGGTGGGCTTGACCAGATAAAATCAAAATCCTGGAAATTTTCTAGCAGATATTGGTGAGCATCCGTCACTATTACGGTATCTTGTGGATACTGTTTTTTGTAGGCGTTGGCTATCTTGTCGGTATACTCTACCGCCGTAACCGCGCAATCCTGCCAATACATACGGTTGCCCCCAAGTCCTGCATATAAATTTAATATTTTCATTTTGTCCTTTTATTCTGCGGTTAAAAATTCAACATTTTTATACTTTGCTAGAATGTATGCTCTGCATTTTTCCGCGTTTCCTTCGTGCGGAATTGTAAAATATTCTCCATCCTTACAAGTATCATCCTTATAAAGAACTTTTGTTCTTAATTGAGATTTTCGCTTTCTATTGATTAAGAATGAATCAACCTCGCCGGATATAATTATATCCATACCTTGATAGCAATTCCCGTCTTTGTCGTAAATTGCAGTAAACCCATCGGTATCATCTTCTATTCTTAATGGTGGATATTCTTTAATTGCCTTGGCAAGTAATGAGCAATTGGCTTGCCTTGTTTCGTGGGTTTTTCCGACATAATCATAGTCAGCCATTCCGCCACTTGCATCATCACGAGCAAAAGCAACTTTTTTGCCATCAACAAATACATTGCAGTTGTAACCGTGACCCTCGCGCCCTATAAATGTCTTTACTGCGTTAACTGTAATTTTCATAGTTATCCCCATAATTTACTAGTTAAAATTTAACTGCCGATGCAGTTCCAATATCCCATCGAATGAACAAGGTGTTTTGTTTTTCCTTGTATTTTACATTGAGCAACTTCCTCAAGTTTGCTCCCTAAAAAATGCAAAGTAACATCTTGATACTTTTTAAAATCATTCGGATCAATAAGCGCGTAAAGTTCGCCCCTCGCGTCAAATTCACCTGCTAACGCTCTTTTAAAGCCGTGCGTGTTTTTATTTGTAGCATGGAAATCTTTTGCTAAAGAGTGAAATTCTTTCCATCCTTGTTGCAGTTCGTCCTGCGTCATTTTTTTGCGAACTTTAAAAACTGGGTTTTTATTTAGTGTTAACATTCTGCCCCCTTTTGTTTTTTTAAATCCTCTAAACTAAGATTTCGGCTTAGTTCAATAAGTTCGGTTGCTGCGTCTTCATTTTGCGCAAAAGAATAAGCGCAATTACAGGCAGCAGTTAAAAGCCCTACTAACGCAGATGGTAAAGCGTCAGCCCCTGCGGTTTTGTCAATACTGGCTAATGCATCAAGTCCGGCATTGTACCCAATCTCGTAAATCTCGGCGGTGTCGTGTTTAATAGTCATTATATTATCTCCTTAATGTTTAGGAAGTCGGTTTCACAAGTCACAAGATAATCGTGCTGAGTGTCGTAACTTTCTTGCTTTTGTAAAAGCCGGATATTACCGCCCTGTTCTTTATTAGCTGCAACATAGGCAGCAGCAAAGTCTGACGCTTCAAACCGTGGCAAATTCCATGCGAACATCTTAGAACGCTCTACATTGCGTGCTATGGTCTCAGGGTCACCATCCCAGTGTTGGTAGATTGTAAAACTGTTGTGCGCGTCTTCAAATGTAATGCTTGCTCTTGTTCCCATCGTCTATTCTCCTCTGTCTAGTATTTTATGAATGGCAATTAATTGAGTATTGCTAACATCCATCCAGTTAGTATCACCCACAACAAAACTAATTTTTATCCTTGCATTATCTGGGTATTCGTTTACAGGTTTATTGTCTGCAATGCAAAACCCGATACCTAATAATTGTGAATTAATATATGACATTTCCTATTCTCCTTATTAAAGATCAAAAATTATCGGGTTTCCGGTGTAAGATTCTGTGCCGGAAATCTCGACACAATCGTCCTCAGTATCGCCGTACACTCCACCGATTAGATTATAAAAGACAGTCTCTAGGTCAGACGCTTGCTGCAGCCAATTATCTACATTATTATTTTTATGTTGGCTGATAAAATTTCGTGCGATCTTTTCTTTTTGTTTTAATTCTTTTTTTTCTTTTGTGTCTCTTTTTAAAATACTTTTTACTACTGCCAACTCCTCTTTTAAATCTCTGATTCTTTCTTTCATTTTTGTAATTTCGATTTTAGTTAATGCTTTCATTTTGTATCCTTATTTAAAGGTTAATTAAAGAGGGGCGATTAAACCCCTCTAAAGGGTCATGCTGCGGTTGCGGTGGCTTCCTTATCTTCATTGGCTACCTCAACCCCTTGGATAAAATCAACGGCTTTCTGTGCTTGTCCTGCAGCGGTAAAGATTGCCTTTTTATCGCCTTTTAAGACTTTGAGCCATGACTCAATATAGGCAGCGTGTTGCAGTTTGCCTTCAATGCCTAAATCTGCACAAAGGAACGCAGCTCCTAACTCTGCACAGAGTTCCTCTCTCGCATAGGCAGTATCTCCGAAACGTCCCACAAGGTTGCGATCACAGCGTGTCTTGTGGCTTGTCCAATGGGTTAGCTCATGCAATGCCGTTGCGTAATAGTCCTCAGGTGTTTTAAAAACATCCTGCACAGGTAGTTGGATATGGTCATGGCTAGGTGAGTAATAGGCAGAGTCACCGCCGTGTCGAATGTCCGCAGGTTTTAAGCACTCATCAGCTTTGGCGTGTCTTGTTTCTACTGGGGCGTACCATTCCTTCTCCTCTGGTAGTTCGATGCCCTCGCAGTCTTCAACGGAAAATACGGTGTAACTCTTTAGCAATGGGATCACCATAAACTCACCCTTTTTGGTTTTGTCTTCAATTTTCAAAGGTGAGTAGAATGCTATAGCATGACCCTTTGCGCCCTTCTTGACGTTACCGCCTTTCAACTTGGCTTGACGATAGGTTAGGAAGTAGTTGGATTCTGAAACGCCCCACAAGATCAGGCGGTTGATGCCACGGTATGCTTTACCAGTTATCAGGTTTTTCGGTAGCAATGATTCACCCCTATAGCCCCCGTCACCTTTCCAAGGCTTGACCCATGGCACACAGCCAGATTCTAGCTGCTCAATAATGCGATTAGTAACGTCTTGCATCAGGTCTTTTTTTACATAATTTTTTTTCATGTTGTCACCTCTTTAGTTGACCCCTTTCGGGGGGTTAATTATTCGCTGTAAAAATCCACTCTTCCTGAATCATAAGGCTGAAACTCCCAGCCAACTGATTTAACCCATTTAGCAACATTTGGATTTAGTCCGCTGTCATAAGTGTATTCATAATTATAATCATCGAACTCATCAGCAAACATCCGCGCCATTTCCTCGTCATGGTAAGGATCGTACAACGGTAAGCCATTTGGCATATCGCAACACTCGCCTGTAAATGGCTGCCCGTTCTCATCAATTTTGATCCAGAACCTTTCTGATCCGCCAAATTTCTTGGTAAATGCTTGCACGAATGTTTCGCTGCTTTTAATCTTGTTCATGTTAGTACCTCCGATGTTGCAGTTAGGGGCTGTTGGCTGCCCGATGTCTCGATTATAATTAATAACATCAGATATATCAACCCCCCTTTATATAAATAGATGTAATTAACCGAGGCCAGGTTTTTTTTTGCC